CTTCAGCTGGCTGCTGAGGTGGCTGCTGTCCATCAGGAGCTGTTTGATCTTCGCTTGGTTGAGCTTGATCTTCTGGCTGTGTCGTTGTGGCTTCATTTGGCGCTACTGGCTGTGCTGAGTCATCTTGATTGAAAACTCCTGCAGCATCCAGTGCTTTGTCCAAGTTATTCAGATCATCATTGCTTGGCGCTTCAACATTACCAAGATCGAGCTCGTTGGGAACTCCTTCATCAGTTACTGATTTATCCATATTATTTTTATTTTTGTTAGTTTGTATTTAGACTACTACGACATGTCGCGATAGCCAGATTCCTGCTGACTCTTGCGATTGACTTCTGCCAATGCAAGAAATGCTTTCATGCACCCAACCCATCCTGCCTGCATTGCTGCAGTCCTGGCGATTGATTCTGCATCATTTGATAGTATTATATCAGATGTTACTTTTGCTGGGCACAACTCACTCAATATGCTTTCGATTTTTTGCACAGGAACGCGAGCAAGAAACTCTCTCAGTGCAACGCCATCTTCATTTTCCCAGCTTGTCATAAATTACGCGGAGGCTGTGGCCTTGTTGGGTTTGCCACACTATCGATGATGCCTTGTGGAGTTGCTGCTGCCATTGGATCAATTGCAATTTCAGTTGCTGGAATGGCTGCACCAGAAAGGACTGGCTGCATTGCTTCATTGGCAGCTGCTTCAGTTGTTGGTTGCTGCAACATTTGCATTGCTTCACCAATCATTGCTTGAAATTGTTTGAGATCTCCTGGCTTGACTCCTTTTTGTGTCGCTGATTCAATGTGCTTCTGTGCATGCCCAAGTGCACCAGTCATGAATCCTTTGCTCATCTCGTATGGGATTGGCCCACCTTGAAGCAGTGGCGCCATGCGATCCATGATTGTTTTAAGATGAACCATATCATCGTCTGAAATGTCAACAGGAACTTCCTGCCCATTCATGATTGAAGACAATTCAAGAATCTGTTGTCGTTGTTGCTTGACTTGAGACATTGGGCTAAGATCAACATTCATCAAACGATTTGCAGCATCAGCTCCAAGCTTCGAGGAAAGATCACGACGCTTAAGTTCAACTGTATCGATGATTGGGTCTGCAGCATAGCGCATCATCACAGCATCAATCAATCCAGACTGAGAAGCAATCGCATCATCAACACTTGAACGGGACTTTGAGTTGGCAAGAATTATAATCTGAGAAGGAGTTAGTCCTTCATTAATCATTTTAAGAATGCAATCAAAAGCATCTGATTCGATGTATTCTGGCAATTCAATAAAGACAAAATCTTTATCAATTCCAAGCTCTGTCATTTTGTTAAAAAGCGACAAGTTGTAAATTGGAACTTTTCCAAGATTTTTAATCTGCTCAGCAACAGTGTTCGCATACTCAACAGTCTCAGAGTTGCAGATTCGTTTTTGAATCTCATCAATGAGTTCGAACATCTGATCTGCAAACCTAGCAAGGACGCCAGCCCTAATTTGAGCATCAATGCTTGCAACATAATTTACTTCAGAAGCTGTCCTTGTCTGTCCACCTTGCTGAACTTGTCCTGGCATAAATGCGCCAACTTGTATTTCAGCAAGTGTTGTCGCATGTTTGTCAAGATTGAAAAATGCTTCAGCATCAATTTCGAACCTAACTTTGTCCAGAACTTCAAATCCATCACCTACTACTGCAAATGGATGCATGACTGTAAGACCAGGAGTTTCAAGCACTCCAGTTCCGACTTTTGTCGTTCGCTTCATCAAAAGCAATCCACTGAGATGGAGTGCATCTTGAACAAGATTGCGAGCTTGCTCAACAGACACGTGAGTGTTGTAAAGTGCACGACCAGCACCACGACTTCCATGCAGAGTTCGGTCGCCAATCTCAGCACTGAAAAGTGTTAAGCATTCTGTCATCTTGTCATACCTTGAACGACGGAAGAAAAGAGCTGTGCCATCGTCACGATCAAATATGTAATGATCAATGCCGCCTGCTGGATTCAAAGCAAATATATGGCCAGCCTTGACCACACGAATGCTGGATGTGAAAGAGCTAGCAAGATTATTTTCACGAATCAGATCCTCATAAACTCGACTGTTGGCTTCATCTGAGCGATCATCAAATTGTTTTCCAGACGTGTTGAGCTTCTTGACAAGATTGTCAACTCGCCATCCAGCTGAGGCAGCAATCTCGGAATCACGCAGGATTTCCGTTATCTCATCAACAAAGTAGTCTTGCTTCAGTCCCCAAATTTTAACCTTCTCTGCTTGCTGCGGACATCCGACATAGAACATTGCCTCATCAGAACGATGGAGTTTTGGCTTCCAACTAAACTCGTCTTCACGACCGACAGCAGCATATCCATAACCAATGTCCTCGTCGATAAGTTGCGTGACGAAGTCAGACCATCCTGACCAGTTACGAATGCAATCAGTAATGTTCTTTCTGAAGACGTCTTGCTGGGCTTCTGAGCCAAGAGACTTTTCAGAGAAATGGCTATATGTTAGCAATGGAAGTTGATCAACCATTTGCTTGTATGGTGGCGTCAATCGCTTCATCAACGAAGACATGAAGCCAGTTGGACGATTGCTACGCCAAGATTGTCCGGATGATTTTAGTTTCTTCGGATTCCATGGCTGCTCGCCATTCAACTTACGAGCGATTGCAGCATTTTTGGAGTTGCGCTCGCGATTGTCGCTGACGAAATTCTTGTATGTCTGGTATGCTTGCTGGAATGTTATTGTTGATGGAACCACCTCGCCTGTCGAGGGATTCACAATATCGTTCATTGTTGCATCATTCATTTACCATTTTCCTTTCGGGCAATTTTCTGTAACGAGCATTGCTTTAGCTCTGATTAAACATTCGCATATTTGACATTGGTTGGCAACATTGTGTTCACAAATTTTGCACAGATCAAGCCTCTTGTTCTTTATTGACGAGTCAACAAGTATTTGATCACCTGATGAAGCTGCATCGACAACCCGACCTGCTGCATCGATAAAATTAAACAATCCTTGCTTTGTTATTTTCATTTTGCCCAGCAGTGGTTTGGAACATCATTGCTCCTCATGATCTTTTCTTTCTTCAGCCAGACTGCTGCTCGATTTTCGTGCTTGAGGATTTGACATGCTTTTAATTTGTGGCCACGAGGAACATCATTACCCAATCGCAGAATATTGCTCATGCGACTGACTGCCTCTGAGCAAGACCCGCAGTTGCTGTTCCACTTCGTGTTGTAACGACATCCTAAGCAAATGTCGGCACGCCTCAATGCCTCTGTGCGCATCTCAAGATTGTCAATGGAGTGATGATCGATTGTTTTGTCAAGCCACTGAAGCATGTGATCTGTCAGTGTTTTGATCTCGTTCGATTTATTGTCCACATAAACTTCAACAGTGTATGGCAACTCAGGATGGCACATGTGCGAGAAGTTCGCGCAAATGTATTCATCAACATCAGCCTTTGCATCACCGATTGGGATCACATTGTCAGCTCTGAATTTGATAACTGCTTCAATCAATTGTTTGTATGTGTCGGCTCGTATTGGTGCAGGCATATCCAATCCTGCTCGATTCTTTTCAGGTTTGTGCCAGCCTCCTGGCATAACGACAGATTCAATTACTTCTCTCATGTTGACATGTCTAAGAACTCAAGCACATCGACAACTCCATGCTGTTGTCGGCTTGAGGATTGTTTTATTTGTTTTGGGTTTTCGACCATCCTGCCTGATATGCCTTCATTCATCCTCACTCCATGGACAGCGATGATTAATGAGTCGAACCTATCAGGTGAACTGCCAGAATTGCGTTTCTTGAAGTCCTTTTTGCTTTCAATTTGAAGAATGCCGCGACCCTTTTGTTGATAGCGACGTGGGACTGTTTCACGCTCGAGCTGATTCCAATTGATGCCAATGTTCAACTTGATAAGATCAGTTTCCATGAACCTCCGGACAGCGAATGACATCTCAGTGACAATGTCGTGATAGATCTCAGAGCACTGATGCGAATCGTCCTCAAGTATTCGAGTGTCGGTTGCTGACCAACCAAACATAATGCCGAAGACCTCTGGGCCAAACATTGAGCAAAGTGCATCATGGACGCCAGTGCCATTGCCAGTGCGATCGGTTGACAACCAACGTGGCTTGACGAACAATTCGCCACACAGCTTCATGATCGCTTTGGACTGTTCAATTGTGTCACATTTCTCAAGGACAAACTGCTGTTCAATCTGAATCACTCTTCGTTCACTTTGGAACTTGTGAAACTCTCCACGCGTATCTGTCCAACCGATTGCAGATCCTTGACGCAAGAGTGTGAAGATAACACTGTCATTGCCATCAAATGCCATATCAACGCCAGCAGCAGCCACTGTCGGACCACTGAATGTGTAAACTCCTTTGGCTTTGGCAAACAATTGCTCATTGATGATGACAACTTGAGCAGAAGCTTCTGGGAACCAACCACGACCCATTGTGAAGTATTCTGGATTGTTCTCACCAAGCTTGAGTAAGTTTTCAAATCCTTCGAGTGTCTGAAGACCTTCATAGATCAGTTTCCTTTGGGCAACATTCTCACACTTGGCGCCATCGAGTCTTGTCACACGCCAGCCACGCGATGAGTCCCATGTTTCTGAGCTGTCAATGTCCAGCGATGCCCATCCATCTTTTGGCTCAGCATACTCGCCAAACTTGGACGTGCGATCCTTCGGGTTGGTGGCAGCAAAGATCTTCACACGACTATTGTCCTGAGTTTCCGTCAACAGGATGTTGTTGATGTCTTCCCAAACGCCACCAGGAATTTCCTCAGCTTCATCCAACAGAACGCCAATCCTGCTCAGACGGCCAAACTTGGGATGCTCGTCGCCAGTCCTCGGGACAGGATGGAAGCCACGCAAACGACCCTTGCCATCGTCGCCAGTGGGAATGGTAACCAAGTGTATGCCTTGCTTGTCATCATCATTAATTTGGATGCTCTCAGACTTAACAACAACTCCTGGCAAAGGAACAATTGTCGATTGCATCAAGTTCTTTATGTTGGCGAAGATGTTGCGCTTGGCATGCTCACCAGTCACTGACATGACCTTGAGACACGTCCATGCTGGATCGTCCAACCAATCGAGTGCAAAGTAAACAGCACCAGAGTAAGATTTGCTCAATGATCCGCCACCTTGAATCAGATTCTTGCTATGGTTGGTCAGAGCTTTCCAAACCAGCTTTGTGCAATATGGCTCAGGAGTGAACAGCTCTGGTCCCCAAAGCAAAATGGCAGCAGCAATGAAGTAGCGTTTGCTGATCAAGAACTGAGCATACCGCCATATTGTCGTCTCACAATCCACCTTGCTGATCTTGATGGATTTTTCCTGCTTCTTTGCAGTGCAGTGACGCAAG